CATTGTATGCGCAGCAGTTTCAGCAGTTATTACAGGCTTGCTAAATGAAATGGAGCGGTATAGTACGATTAAGTATCATGCTAAAAGTGGGGATGTAGAGCTTGAAATATTGAACCCAAGTGCGGAAACGGATATATTAATGGAATTTGTACAGCATACACTGGAAGATGTGGAACGAGAATATCCGAATAATGTCAAGATAGTAACTGAATAATGAATGTAATTTAAGTCCTAGAGATAGGGCTTTTTATTATGCCTTTTTATCGTTGTAGGCATAAAAGAACAACGAATTTTACTGACGAGTAGAAACGGATAACTACATTAAACAAATGGAGGAAGAAAAGATGAAACACAGAAATAATCACTATGGACAATCAATGGCCTATGGAAAGCTCGCAATGAACTTACAGCTTCATGCCGAAGAAGGCGAAGATGAGTCGGAGGAAGAAGACGAGGAAGAACAAGAAGAAGGCGGAGAAGGTGTAGGCGAAAAGAAGAAAGAACGCACCTATACCAAGAAGGAACTTGGAGCAATCGTCAAAAAGGAAGTAGCAAAAGCACTTAAGAAGCAGAAAGAGGAACTATCGGAAGTTGAAAAGTTGGAAAGTATGACTGAAGAGCAAAAAAAATCTCACAAGCAAAAACAAAAAGATGATGAAGTGGCTGAGTTGAGACGAAAAGTTGTTCGAATGGAAATGTCAAAAACAACATCTAAGGCATTGAGAGAGGCAGGAGTCGACCCGACTGATGAAGTTCTTGATTTTGTATTAGGTGAAGATGCGGACAGTACGGCTAGTAACATTGAAAAGTTTGTAGAGATTAAAGACGCTATCGTTCTTGCGGCAGAAAAGGGGCGAAACACAGGTAGGACGCCAAAGGTGATTACAGGGGCTAGGAAGTCTGTTACAAAAACGGATTTTGAGAAAATGACTTACCAAGAGAGAGTAGCACTTAAAAAGAAGGACCCTGAGGGGTACAAACAATTACAGGAGGAATAAAAAATGAAGAAAAAGGAAATGAACTTACAATTATTTGCAGATTTGCTAACGCAGCTACAGGAGATGATTGATCCAGAGGTTATGGCAGATATGATTTCGGCGGAATTACCAGGAGCGATTAAATTTAGTGGCATTGCACCAGTTGATACTACTTTAACGGCGAGACCAGGTTCTACGATTACGATTCCAAAGTTTAAGTATATTGGTGATGCACAAGATGTGGCAGAGGGTGCGCCAATTAACTATGCATTGCTTGAAACGGACTCTGCACAGTACACCGTTAAAAAAGCAGGACAAGGTGTGAAACTTACAGATGAAGCTGTATTAAGTGGATATGGGGACCCTGTAGGAGAAGCGCAAAGACAAATTCGTATGGCGATTGCGTCTAAAGTGGATAATGATATTGTAGATGCCGCAAAAGGAGCAAGTCTTGATGTGTATGCAGCGATTGATTTAGATTTAATTGACCAGTTAGAAGCTACATTTCAAGATGCGCCTGATGCGATTGAAGCGGAGGACGCTGGAAGTGTTGGTGTGTTGTTTTTGTCATATAAGGATGCTGCGAAATTGAGAAAGGCTGCGGGTAATGACTGGACTAGAGCGTCTGAACTTGGAGACAATATCTTAATTAGTGGGGCATTTGGAGAAGTTCTTGGTTGGGAAATTGTTAGAAGTATGAAGTTGGCTGAAAATGAGGGGCTTGCAGTAAAGAAGGGAGCACTTAAAACATTCTTGAAGAGAGATGTTTTGGCTGAATCTGATAGGGATATTACGCATAAGTTGACAATGTTCAACGCAGACCAACATTATGTTGTTGCTTTGGTTGATGAAACGAAAGTTGTAAAAATCACAGGTACAGGAGCATAGGAGGTAAGGCATGTATAAAGTAGTAAAACATTTTACAGACTTACAAGACGATAATCATGCATACAATACGGGGGATACTTTCCCTCGTAAAGGCTTCAAGGTGGATGAAAAGCGAATCCAAGAGTTGTTAGGGAATGACAACAAGCAAGGAACGTCGCTTATTAAACGGGCTAAAAATACCAAAAGTGACTCAAAAGGTAAAGGGCAAGTTGAAGAAAAAACCTCTGCGGAATAGGAGGGACTATGCTTGAAAAACTGAAACGTCTATTAAGTGTTACAGACACTGATAGAGATGATTTACTTAATGACTTGCTTGAAACTGCGGCGGTAAGACTCGGCTTGCTTATTGGAAAAGAAGAAATACCTAGTCAACTTGAGTACATTGTAATTGATGTGGCGATTGTCCGATTTAATCGTATTAGTTCGGAGGGAGTTCATCATCATACAGTGGAGGGTGAACATTCGATTTATAATGAGAATGATTTTGCACCTTATGCGGGTGAAATAGAATCTTATCTTAGTATGGTAGATGAGGTGAGAGGAAAAGCAAAGGTGAAGTTCTTATGAGGTTTGATAGAGTTGTTTATTTTCAAAAAGAAAGCATAGGAACATTGAATCCTGCGACAGGAAACTATGAGAATGAGACGTCTGAGGAAGTGAAGAATTATGCAAATATCACGAATGCTGGTACGAATACGCTCAATAAAATGTTTGGTAATATCAAAGAGGGTTCTTTGATTGTTCGTATTATGAATGAATACAAGGCTCCCTTTGATTATATCTGTATCGCTGGGAAACGTTACAAGGTTGATTTTAGCCGAGTATTAAGGCGTAAGCATATATTTGTAGTGTCGGAGGTGCAATAATGGAATTTAGGGGTGTAGCGCAACTACAAAAGGCACTGCAAAATAACATTGGATTGGATGCGGTTAAGAGAATTGTTAAGCAAAATGGAGCAGAAATGCAGCAAAAAATGCAAAGGAATGTGAATTTTACAAAGGGATATCAGACAGGCACAACAAGGATAAGTATCTCGAATGAACTTAGTGACGGCGGCTTGACGTTTATGGTTAAGCCAAACATGGAGTACAGCCAGTACCTTGAACACGGCACGCGTTTTATGGAGGCACAGCCTTTTGTTGGTCCAGCATTTAATGCGCAAAAGAGTCAGTTTAAGAGAGACTTAGACAAGTTAGTAAAGTGAGGTGAAACATGGACCCACAGCAAGAGTTATTTATTGAGTTAATGTTAAAAATTAAGGAACTAGGATATGACGTATATGATGGCGCTTTGCCACCTGATAATACGCCATATCCTTTTGTATATCTAGGAGATAGCCAGCTAGCAGATGACAATGGAAATAAGTCGGTTGTATTGGGGAAAGTATTCCAAAAGATTCATGTTTGGAGTAATAAACCGTATGAGCGAGGAACATTATCTTCTATGTTGTTGGCCATCAAACAGGTATGCAGAAAAGTAAATAAGACCAATCATTTTAGCTGGTCTGTTAGAAATGTTAATCAGCAGATTCTGTCTGATAATACAACGAAGCAACTTTTGTTGCATGGTGTGTTGGAGGTAGAGGTTGAAATCAATTAGGAGGAGAGAAGATATGGAGATAATGAAGTTACAGTTGTTTAACGAAAGAGTGGATGGAAAGCAAACGGTGTATTTGTATCGTATTCTAAGTGAAAGTGCAACACAAAATGCTAGTATTTTGGCGTATGTGACGGAGAATGGGAAAAGTATCAGTACGGATACGGAAACAACAGCAACGAAAGATGGAACGGTAGTAACAGCAGGGATTCCTGTGATTGAGATTACGTCTACTTCGATGCTGCCAGTTGGTAATGCAATGATTGAAAAACTACAAAAAGCACAGTTGGATGGTGCGGTAATTGAAATTTGGGAAGCGAATCTTGCAGAAAAAGCTGGTGGAGCGAACCAGTTTAAGGGAACATATTATCAAGGGAAAATTTCTAGTTTTGAGAAGAGTTCACCAGCAGATGGGTATGTGGAATTGTCGCATACATTTAGTATTGACGGAGTGGGTGTTGATGGTAATGTGACTGTGACAGCAGCACAACAAGAAATTGCAGCGTATGAATATAAGGATACACCGAAAACGGGAGCATAATTAATCGGGGCGGCAAAGTGTCGCCCTTTTTAGGAGGAAAATAAATGGTATTAAACATAAGAGATAAAGAATATGAATTGAATTTTGGAATTGGTTTTCTGAGAGAGCTGGATAAGAAGTATTTTGTTACTAGAAATGGTGAGAAGTTTGGGGCGAGTATGGACCTTAAGATTCCGTTGCTATTAACGGGAGATATTGTGACGCTTTCGGATGTGCTCTACGCAGGAACGCATGCTTTGAAATCGAGACCGAACCAATCGGATATAGATAAGTATATTGATGAAGTGGAAGATGTGGGAGCTTTTCTTGAGGAGGTGTTTGAGGAATTAAAAAAGTCGAATGCTACAAAAATGCAGGTGATGAGGATATTGGACGCACTGGAAGCAGAAAAAGCAAAGAACGAGTAACGGAAACATCGAAAGAAACGTATGAACGCATTTTGGTAGATTGCATACGGAGTTTTGGCATGATGGATTTCGTTGAAATGAACAAAATGACACTGTATGAACATCGTATTCGTGCGGAAGCGCATAGATTATCTATAATCGATAAGGAGCGAGATATACATTGGCAAGCATGGACGAATCAATGTGCGAAAGCAACGAAGAAGAGTGGTAAAAAAATAGTGTCGGTGTTTAAGAATTTTATTGAATTTTTTGATTATGAGGAATTGACAGGCGAAAAGCAGAGAAAGGTAGCAAGAGAACGACAACGAAGGGTTGAAGTTTTGAAATTGCAAGAAGAAAGGGGTGAGGATTGTGGACAGTTATAGCGTACAAGCGGTATTAAGTGTAGTTGATAAGAATTTTTTAAGTACTATGAAAGCGGCAGGAGGTGCGATGGATGATTTGGATGGTTCATCGAAGAAAACCAAAAAGTCTATTCTTGATATTGCAAAAGGTGGTAGAGTGTTTAAGTTAGTGGAAAAGGCGACGGGTGCATTAGTAGGCTCGCTAGATGGTGCGATTAAACGTTATGACACCATGAATCAATTCCCAAAAGTTATGGAAGCGATAGGATTTTCCACAATTCAGTCGGAGCGTTCTGTTAAAAAACTGGCTGATGGAATTGACGGTTTGCCAACTTCTTTAGATGCAATCGTAGGGTCTACACAGAAAATAGCATTATTGACTGGTGATTTAGATAAAGCCACTGAAACCTCCATTGCTCTTAATAATGCTTTTTTAGCATCGGGGAGCGCAACAGCAGACGCTGAACATGGATTGGCTCAATACACACAAATGTTATCAAAGGGAATGGTTGATGGACAGTCTTGGAAAACATTACAAGAGACTATGGGAGTTGCGTTGAATGAATTGACTGTAGCATTTGGATTTGCAGGAGAATCTGCACAGAACGACCTTTATGCAGCGTTACAAAGTGGACAGATTACGTTTGACCAATTAAACGATAAAGTGATTGAATTGGACGGTGGATTAAATGGTTTTGCATCGAGAGCGGCTGAAGCAAGTGCTGGTATTGGCACGTCTATGCAAGACTTAAGGACCTCGATGGTAAGAGGTGTTACCACGATTATTGAAGCGACAGACCAAATGCTTGCTGATAATGGTTTTCCAAAGATTGCGAAAATTATTGATAATGCAAAGGTTGGGATTAATAAGAGCACAAAAGTGATTGCAGATAGTATAGGTGTTGCAGGAAAAGCGGTTGTGAAGTTATCGCCATATTTGAAAATTGGGGCGACCGCGTGGGTAGCCTATCGGGTGGCTATGAATATTGATAGTGTTGTAAAGAAAGTTACATCTACCATTAAAAGTGCACAGCAAATGGTAAAGATTGCCACTACAACAAATAAAGCATATACCGTAGTTCTTGGTGCGAATGCGAAAGCAAAAGCGTTACAAGCGGTGGCAGAAGCTAAAGGATATACAGTTTCTGCGGCGGGGCAGTTAGTTACAAAGGCGGGAAATGTATTAACAGCAAAATCAACAGAACTTTTACTGGCACAAAGCGGTGTGATTACAGGAAAATCTTTAATAGTAGGGGTGTTGACTGGAAAAATAGGAATAGTAACCGCAGCACAAATGGCTTGGAACGCAGCAATGGCAGCAAACCCAATAGGTGCTATCATTGCTGTTGTTGCAGCACTAGGAGCAGGTATTTATGCACTATCAAGAGCATTTGCAGATAATAGCGAGGAAGCAAAGAAATTAAAGAAAGAACACGATGAGTTAATTAGTTCATCGAAAGAGCTCGTGGACGCTTCTAAAGATGCGAGTAAGAGTAGAAAAGATAATGCAAACGATATGGAGGTGGAAGCGCAGGCGGCAAGGGAGCTTGCAAGTGATGTTGTTAATTTATCAAAAAAGCAGAATAAGAGTGCGGCAGACCATAAGGAGCTTCAGAGTTACGTTACGATGCTTAACAATTCTGTAGAGGGCTTGAATCTTTCTTATGATGAACAAACTGGAATGCTTAGTATGACGAGTCAAGAAATTGATAAGATGATTGATTCATACGACGCATTGGCGAGAGCACAAGTGGCGCAGGAAGCTTATATGGATGTGACAAGAGAGAAGTTGGATATAGAACGACAGTTGGCAGAGCTGGAGGCTGTGCATGCCGAAGCACTCAAAAAACACGTGGAGCAAATAGTACAAAGTCAGGAGCATACACAAGGACTAACTAAAGCCGATAAAGAGCGTGCGACAGAAATAGAAGGGTTGACAGAACGACTTGAAGAGCTTGGTGTAGAAACTGAACATTATAACGAGATTCTAAAAACCAGTGCAAAGGAACAAGCGGATGCGGTGAGTGCGGGAACGCAACAACAAATATTATCACTAGATACCTTAACAGAAACCCAACAATCAGCAATGAATAGAATTGTAGGTGCGCATGAAGCAATGGTTAGTGGCTTG